ATTAGGAACACATGGAACTCCACGGTCCCTGAGAAACCGCAGAATATGAGTGTCCAGGGGAACACATTCCGCATTGGATCGGGAGTGTAAGACGAAGAACCGACTCGTCTTATATTTCACTCCAGGGATCTGTTCAAGGAGCTCAATGGTTGCAGTGTTTAAAAAATTCGGAATAGTTGGAGTGACCAAATCATTGAACCATCTCCAAAGCTTCAACCAAGTGTTATACTTGCCGAGTTTCCGTTCCTTGATCATCTCAATGAATGGCTCATGTTCCAGGTAGATCAGATACTCCAATGGGCCCATCCTGCGGATCTCAGCGGGGGCATATTGATCCCTCTGATCGACCTCGATGTCGTCCAGAAGACCATTGATTTTTTCAGCAGTGATTCTGCTCGGCTTGCCTGCTACAGCTACGGCGAACAGAAACATGCTCTGGATCTGATGATCGTCAGCATAAAAATTTGTAAAATTTAAAGGATCAATCTTGATTGATTGATTCAAGGGCTCGCTCAGACTTTCGTCGGTGTACCCTTTTTTCATATACCATGGTTGTGTCAAAGATTTACTCATCGTCGTCTCCTTCGATTGGGTTTTTATAAATAATGATAACAGAGTCTATTTCACCACCGAGATACTCAGGGTCATTCTGCAAATCTTCTATGGTATGCTCTTGACCCCATGCCCAACTGGTATGACCCACAAGGTCTTCACAGACCAGATCAACACCGTCTCCAACATACTTGAAATTTAAATCACTCATTTAGATTCCTTCCGATAAGTTAAGCCTCGAGATTTAACCCATCGACCTTCGATGAGCTCCAATTTTGTGCTGATCCAGAACCAGTGAGCTTTGGATTCAACGTGTTTTGATTCCTGGATTTCCAGGGTCTTTTGACTAGGCATAAGCGACTCCAAAATATTATTTCAAGGACCACCAGAATGATGATCAACATGCCCACCGTAATGGGCATGGTAACATCACTGAGGCATCGGGGCCGTACCGCACAAATGCGGAAGACGGTGAGACTCATCGACAAAATGAGCCACACTGTCAATTTGAACCAGGACCGATTCCTGGCTCATTGACTGGCAAATCTCGGCACCGAGATTCATGACAAGGTCAGCCCGGAAATGGGCATCCTGTTTTGGGCACAAAGCCTCGACGACGATGACCTTCTCGGTCACCAGGGAACCGTCGTTGGCGACGTATGCTCCCCGACCTTCCAGTGCTGTTGCTCCACCGAAGAGCTCAGACAGGGTCGAGAGAACATGATCGACGTTACTATCGACCAAAGCCTGATCAGCAGGCACGTTAACATCAACGGTCGTCGGGACCGTTACCTTGACGCTTGAATCAATCATATTGTCTCCTTTGATTGATTGTTGAATGGCATTATTGCCGAATGATACCGACCGAACCCTCAGCGAGGGCTCGATGGGGTCACTCAGAATCAAATTCTGAGGGATCAGGAAGTGCATCCTGATATTCCCTCTCCCCTGCTTCACGATCCATCCAGGAAGGATAATCGTCAGCGAAGGGGCACGGTGTAACCTCAATGGGCTCACCCGTGCGCTCATGATAAACAATCATGATGTCTCCTTAGACAAGGGTTCTGGCAAGATTGCCAATGGGCTCACATCTTGGATTTGTGAAACCCGCCATTTCCATTCTTTTCCAAAGACAAAATTTTGCCTGGATAACTACTCTGTCAACCAAATCCCTGGTTGATCTCTGCTCCCTGGTCACACAAAAAAGATCAGGGTTATCGTCAGCACATTTTGTGATCCCCTTGACCACATGACCTTTGATTAAATAGTTAGCAATCGGCTCAAGCTCAATGGCAGGGTCTAAATCTTTAATGACTCTCATGATGTCCTTTCGTATAATGTTTTTCGTGCCCCCCAAACTCGGGACCTTCATCATAAAGTCAAGGGCTCACATGTCAACTTTATTCGTCAAAAAAATTTCAGATAAAGGAAAAAAGTGCATAAATGGTTGAAATTGTTGCAGAAAAAAAATGAGTGGAAGATGCGAAAAATTGCAGATCAAACAGGAAAAGCCGTAGCATCGTGCTCATCCTGGTTCAAAGCAGGAGTGATTCCACCTGAAAAGCATTGGCCTGGAATCTCTGCTTTTCTTGTGAATGAAGGATTGACTGAATACACATTGGATCGGGTGACAAAGTTATATGATCAGCAACGTCGAGACGAAGGTCTGATTGTCAACTGTCACTTCTGCGGAGATGAATTCTTACGACATACTCAAACCAGGATTTACTGTCATAAACCAAAGTGCAGATCCCTGAAGAACCAGAAGGAGAGAAACAAAATCAAGCCTGCCGAGCCAGGGAAATATAAAATGTTCAACCTGGGACCTGGACCAAAGGCCTGTCAGTCTCATCAGATCACCAGGGAAACAATAAATGAATCGGTGAAGGAATTTTTGGAAAAAGGAAAATCAATCGAACATCTTCCAAGTTATGACCCTGGAGTGATGACCAGGCTGGAAGATGAAATGATGAGAGCAGGGTTTTAATGAGTGAAAAGCTAACGGTCAAGGAACTGAAATTCGTAGCAGGGATCATCAAAGGTCTCTCTCAAACCGAAGCATGTATCAAGGCAGGATATTCAAAGAATGGTGCATCGACACAGGCAACAAAGCTCATGCGGAAACCTTCTATTCAGGGGGAAATAGAAAAGCAAGTTTCTGGGCAGGGATGGACCCCAGAAAAGGTAATCGGAGAACTGCAAGACCTTTATTTTAAGGCGAAAGAGGCGGAAGCCTGGGCTCCTGCCAAGGACATGCTAACCCTGCTAGGTCGGCATGTTGGAGTGCTGAAGGATGAGAGGACAACCAAGACAGAGGTGAGCCACTCATTTGAATTGTTACTCGACAAGGCCAAGGATATCACCCCTGAGCCCTTGCAATTAAACGATTCACGCACATTACCCGTGTACAATTCTCAAGAAAAAGACACACCGCATGTCAACTGATCAAGCCTGGAGGGTCGTCTCCCCCTCTCGGCTTAGGCAGGTCGGTCCCCCCCAGTCTACCGGCCTGCCGACCACAAAAATGAACGCGATAGGGGTCCCAGCCGCCCAGCCAGCCAGCGCAAGCCCCCCGGGCCCCGCGCCACCGCCACCCCTAAGTTACATACAGTAGTTAGAGGCATTTATGCACACAGACCGAAAATCACTAAAACAACGTGAACAGCTAGAAGGATACCTAAATGAGCAACTACGAGAGAGACGAACAAAGGAGACAGGAGATGAATCAGGAAAGACAAGAAGAAAAGGCATGGAATACGACAGGTTCAGCGCAGAAGACGACCCAGTCGCCCCAATATAACCCTACTTTACGCTACGACGATCCAACGGTAAAAAGTCTTAGGGACCCAGTCGAGCATCCGGCCCACTATACATTTGGCAAAATAGAGGTTCTTGACGCAATTGAGGACTGGGGTCTGGATTATCACAGGGGTAACATACTAAAATACATAGTTCGGGCGGGGAAAAAGGGAGATAAATTAATAGAAGACTTACGAAAAGCCCGCTTTTACCTGGATAGGTACATTCGGCTGCATCAGGAGCATAAAGATGGAATCGATTATCATTGAACTAGACGACGAGACGTTTATGCATTTGGCTTTATTAGCGCATGAAAGGGAGATGACCTTAAATGACTTGATTGTGCAGCTATTAATAGAGCAAGTTCAAAGGAACCCCACAAACACGGTAAATTTACAGATGGTAAATGGAGAATGATCTAGTCCAGCTTGTAGCAAAACTGCAAAGGGACCCGGTTTTTTATTTCAACAACTGCCTAAAAATCCAAGAGTTTGGGACGGGTGAGTTAATTCCGTTTGAGCTCAACGAGGTACAGGGGATTCTGCATAAGATGATGGAGAGGCAGATTGTCCGAGACGAGCATGTGCGGATGATTGTACTGAAGGCTCGTAGATTTGGTATATCAACGTATGTACAGGGCAGGTTTTTCCATCATGCAGCGATGAACCGGAATAAGGTGGTACAGATCACGACGCATAGTAAGGCGGCTACTGATGTCATGTTTAATATGGCCCGGACTATGGAGCAGAATCTGCCGAAGGAGATAAAGCCACAGATGAAATATTCTGGTAAGCGGGAGATGCACTGGGGTAGCGATGAAGGTGGTCTTAACTCGCTGTATAGCTTGAGTACGGTAGGGGGTCGGGAAGTGCGGGGTAGTAAGGTGGACTTTCTGCACTGTAGTGAGGTAGCAAGCTGGGGGCACAGTGGAGAGGAATACTTGCTCGGCCTTCTAAACTGCGTGGTTCAAGGTTTTAAAACGGAAGCGATTATAGAGAGCACGGCTCAGGGCACGGGTGGAGTCTTTCATGATATGTTCTGGGATGCGTATTCTGGAGACAGTGGCTGGGAGGCGGTGTTCTTTCCCTGGTATATGTTCAGCCATTATACAAAGGACTTTAAAGACGATGATGAGCGACAGGAATTTCAGGCTGTACTTGGAACGGATGATAGATACGGAGGTGAGGAGGAAGCAAAGCTTTTGGGAGTCTCGTGTGAGTTTGACGTTGGTGCGGAAGATCCGCTCAGGTTTGAGGTAACGCTAGAGAATTTAAACTGGAGGCGGCAGTGCATACGGACCCAGTGTCAGAATGACCTGAATAAGTTTCACCAGGAATTTCCTAGCACCGCGAGAGAGGCTTTTGTATCAACGGGTAGAGGGGTGTTCCCGAGGGAGCAGTTGAACGAGATGGTTTTAGATGCGGAAAAGCTGTCCCGGGAAGTGCCGAGTGAAGGGTTCCATATTCCAATACAGGCGTACAAAGAAGGTAGAACAAAGGAAAAGTATATAATAGAGGCTCAAGATGATGGAGAGCTTCAGGTTTGGCAGAGACCTAACAAGCAACGGGACTACAGAATTGGTGTTGATGTAGCGGAAGGCCTTGATATAGGCCGAGATACAGACTGGTCGGTAGCGGTAGTGATAGATCCTCACACGTTTGAGGAGGTTGCCATGCTGCGGTGTAAGATAGACCCCGATCTGCTGGCTTGGCAGTTGGCTAGTCTGGGCAAGTGGTACAATAATGCACAGTTATTTGTGGAGAGAAACAATCATGGACTTGTAACTTTGAAATTTCTCCAGGAGATTCATTTGTATCCCAATCTCTACTCAGAAAAGATTTTAGATGAAAGGTCGTCTCGTACCGCTAGAAAGCTGGGATTTCATACGACTGTTAAGTCTAAGCCCCTGATAATAGATTATTTACGGGAGCTAATACGGGAAAGGGAAATAAAGATTCATTCTCCAAAGTTACTGGATGAGCTACAGACTTTTGTAAATTTACCTAATGGCAAAATGGCGGCACAACCAGGATCACACGATGATTGTGTTATGGCCCTGGCAATAGCTGCATTTGGAGCAAAGATGTATCCGGCATCGGGTCAACACCAACAAAGACATGTGCCGTTTTACCGGAGGCCACTAAAACTCTTTACCCCTTCTAATTTATGACCAATGTTATTACAGCAGAATTTGGACAACGACATTTAGAAGAGGACCTCGAGCCTGTAATGTCAAACTTGATTGACGTATTTATAGAGCATTTTGGGGAGGAGGCTGGTTTACAGCTATCACTTGGCATCTGTGCTTCGCTGAACAATTTATCTGAAAAACTGGAAAAGGAAATAAATGGCAGAAGAAGTACAAGCGATTGAGGTTGAGGTCAAGACGGTTAGTGCGCCGCTTGATGATCTCGCCAAGTTAGTTCAGGAAAAGTTTACAGAGGCGAGGACTTATCGTAGGGATCATGAAACGCACTGGCAGGAGTCTTATGATGCGTACAGGGGGAAGTATCCCAGTCATATAAATAAATCAACGGAACTGGCAAATGAACGCGGGATTTTTGTCAACCAGACTAGACGAAAAGTCAATTCGGCTAAAATCAAGATTGGCACACTCCTATTTGAAGATGGTCGCATTCCTTTCAGTATTACGCCTTCTCGGAGGCCTAGATTTATTCCGCCTGACTTGGATGCGCCTGCTGGAAGGCCTGACCTTCTTGAGGATGCGATCCGGGGTCGTGCTGAAAATATGGAGAACAGAATACGGGATATACTCGATAGGACAGGGTATAACCAGGCTGTTCAACATAGTATCCATGAAATGTGCTTGTATGGCACAGGATGTACGAAAGCTATTTCGCTGGAAAGGAGAAATTTTCCTGTATTCCGCTCGGCAGGAACTCCAGATTATATGCTGGAGGTGGAAGCGGCGAAGGAAGAAGAGCTCGTACCAGCAGTAAAACATGTTTCTATATGGAACATATTTCCTTCACCTGAAGCAGAGAGTCCACAAGATGCTGACTACATTGTACAACGGAGCTTTGTCAGCCCTAAGCAACTTAGGGAGATGGCTAAAGTTGATGACAGTTTCATACCAGGAACTATTGAAGAAGTTCTTAAACAAGGGTTCGGAGAAAGATCAGGATACGACGAAAGCCAACACCCAAGAGTCTACGACGAATCAAGCTACGTCCGCATAAAAAGCATAGAGATTCTGGAGTTCTGGGGTAAGGTTGATGTTAAAGACTTTAGGCCTTATTTAAACCTGGAAGAAGACGACATGAGGGAAAACCTCGATGTTGTTATGACGGTGATAGGGGATAAGGTGGTCAAAATGGAAGAGAATCCATTTGATGGACAGATGCCTTATCACTTCTGTTACTGGCAGAAGAATCCTGAGACGATATGGGGCGATGGGATCTACTATGCAATCAGGGATGTTCAGGCCATTCTAAACTTCAGTTATGCAATGATGGTAGAGGGCAAGTCTCTGTCATCGGTTCCTATCACCGTGGTTGACCCAAATGCTTTTGAGGCGGGCGAGGATACGGAGCAAATGTATGCGGGCAAGCAGATAAGGTTGAAGCCGGGACAGAGCGTGAGAGATGCTTTTCAGGCAGTGGTGTTACCCGATGTTACCAATGGTTTGATAGGATTAATACAGCAGTTGGAACGAGAAGCCGACCTGGACAGTGGACAGACTGCTATT